GTATCTTGGTGAAACTGGTGGGGCAATCTCTCGCCTTCAGGGAATAATTTCTAAAGTTATTTCTCGCCTCAACTATGTTCTTCAAGATTTTGATGTTAATGGAAAGATGGGAAATTTCCTTGACGCCGTTGACAAAGGCGCGGACAAGTTAATTGTTCTGATGACTAAATATCTTGGTACTACACCAAGTATTTTTGGTTTCTTTAAAGAAAGTTTCATGGCAATCGGTAATGCTTTTGACCGAATGCAAGATTGGATGCGACAGTTCCAAGCCGCTGGTGAACTGATCAACGAGTATTTCTTCAAACCGCTTTTCTCTTCTATCGGTTCAAGTTTCACAACAAGCATGACCAGTCTTGCTGAAACGATTGAAAAGAATAAGGGAAGCATTCAAGCATTCGCTGAACAGATTGCAAGCACACTTATCGCTATTGGCAAATACGGGGATGTGGTTCGTAGACTGTTTATAGGTGCGATGCCTGCTCTTCAAATGTTGTTGAAAGTTGTTGAACTATTTTTCAAAGGGTTAGCAGGTTTCGGCAAGGCTGCCTTGGGAATCGCAAACGCATTAAAGTCTATTGGTTTAGGCAAAATCAGCGGTGTAGTTAATCTCGTTGCTTTGTACGCTTTGTTTAGTATCGCTAAAAAGTTTTTTACCGTTCTTGGAACAATGTTTGGTAAAAACATTCCGTCAATGAACGTGAACGCTGGTGTTGTCAATATAAACGGTTCTCCTATGTCTACTGCTACCGATTTGATAGACGGTCCTGATGGCGGTAAAGGCGGGAAACTCAAAAAGTTCAAAGACCTGTTTAAAGGTGGAGGAAAAGGAAAAATTGCTGGGAAATTAGCGCAAGGAGCAGGGAAAATCGCCGCACCGCTTGCTATTGCTACAGGCGCCTATCTGGCGGGAAGCAAAATCTCTAGCAAGTTCAACGATGACTCTGTTAAATCTAGAGGAACATCCGCTGGCGCGAGCGCTCTTGCTGGTGCAGGAATTGGTGCGGCTATCGGCTCGTTTGTTCCTGTAATCGGAACTGGTATCGGAGCAGCGATTGGTGCTGCTGTAGGTGGTCTTACTGGATACTTCAAAGCAGGCAAACAGCGAAAAAACACACGCAAAGCCGCAGAAGCAATGGTAGAAGATTATGGTAAAAATATTGACGAGGCTATCGCTGGTGGCAACGTTGACGATCTGATCAATATGCGAGACCAATTAAAGATTGATCGCGCAAAATTTGTTAATACAAATGCCGATCCTGCGTATGCTGCTCAGGCTTTAAAAAAGTATGATGAGGAATTCAATAAACTTAATACCAGTATTTTGAATTATACAACTGCTGTTGGGATTTCTGATAAATATTTTGGTATTGGTGCGGAGTCTTTAAATAAACTTGCCGAGGCTGCTGGCATAGATCTCAAGGCACAAATGTTGAATTTCCGTGATGTTCTTGATCTTGTCGGTAAAACCGCTGAGGAAAAAGCACGACTTATCAAGGTGGCTTGGTCAAATATCGGTGCTTTTGCTGTTAGTGAGGCAATGAGTTATTTTGATAAGAAGGCGCAAGCCAAAGAACAGGGTAAGCAACTTAACGCTACGCAGGCAAGAATTTTGACTGGTGATGTTTCTAATGCGACAAGCGATCAATATCTTAAGCAGATGTTGGATTACAACGTCTCAAAGTTCGGTGATGTTGGTGGTATAACTAACGCTTTTGTTGGGTTGGAAAAGCAGTTGACCACTGGAAGTTTGAAGAATATTAGCGAAGAACAAAAGACTTATATGCGCAATGAACTGATTAACGCTGGTGCTACCCCCGAGGCGTTGTTGAAGAACATTGACTCAACGGAACTTGCAACCCTTGTCGGCGGTAACGAAGCATTGAGTGGTTTCAAAAAAGAAGACGGCACAATTGACAGTACGAAACTGGTGACAATGCTTAAGGGAAGACTTACCTCTGACCCAGAGTTCCTTGCAAACTTTATTGAAGCACAACAGTCGGCAGATGCTTCAGTTGCCGCTTATCAAACCAATGCACTGCTTACTACTGGTGCTGTTCCAACGGCAATGGTTGGTGCTGGTGGATCAATGTCTCCAGCGGAAAGAAACGCTAGAGGTCTCCCGTCTGTTTACACTCCACCATCAGCAACTACTTCATCTCCTTCATATGTGAACACGACGATCAATGCTTCAGTTTTGGATCGTGGAACTATTCAACAAATTGAAGCCGCTATTGCTAAGGCTATTCGTGAACAAAAAGAGCGCGGTGCTGTGGCACCAGTAAAGATTTCGTAGGCGGTTATGGCTAATACTGTTACTGTTTGGGTGAGATTGAAAGATCCAACACCAGAGGCTGACCGTCTTCAGTCTGCTACGCCGGGTGCTCTTCCTCTGATTCTCCGTATGCGTTCTTCTGACGCGACGACGGAAGAGGATTTTGTTTTCCCATACAGTCCGAGGGAGATCAATATTGGAAAACTTTCTGATGAAATGGTTCAGATAGCACGACCGGGGACTACGCCTATTGTTGCCTTCAAGTCTCATAATCTTATGACTATTGACTTCACCGCTCTTATTGCTCATCCCGGTGATGGTCTTATTCAGAGTGTTGATCCACAAATTTTTGCTTTGCGAAGAATGGCTTCAAGTAGCGACAAGGTTTTTCAGTTACTTAATTACGATATTTTTACGCGAACACCTTATATTTACAGGAATATGAGCGAAGAGAGATTTAGCGGTTTGTTTTTCTCTATCACGGAGATGAGCATTGATGTTACGCGTAGGAATAAGGAAAATTCAATAAGTAGCGCGAACGTGAAGATTAGTTTGGTGGAAAACAGGAACCCTAATATCAATGTGGCTCTTATCCCGCCTTTGAAGTTCTCTCGCCAAAATCCTTCTTGCAAAGATCCCGCGTTTGCCAAAAAGTTTCCAAATAAATGCAAAACAACTAAAACTTCAAAAACTACTGATTCGGCTACAAACGAATTTGACACTTCCGCTGGTCAGGGTCAAAATAAATTCAAAGGAAAAACTGGGCTTCTTTGCCCTCAGGCAAATGGAACCAACAAGTTTATTATGCCGGGTAAACCTGGGTATTGTGGATAATGATTACAGATTCAACGATAATTATCGTAGGGCACAGCCAGATTCAAGCAGTGCGCAAAATAGCGCAAAGCGTAACCAGCATCACCGTTAGTTATACGGTTGACGGTGCATCGCAGATAACTGTTGAACTTGTAGACGAAGATCTTGCTATGTGGAATAATAACTATTTTGCTGTAAGTAACGTAGTTTTATTTAATGACGGAACTGTAACTGAGCGTTATATGATTGCGAGCCATGAGATTTCAAATGGCGAGGGAAGATATTTTAAGATTAAGTTAGAATTGCGTACAGAGGCTATTCAGAAAATGAAGTTAGACAAAAAGCCTCAAGCGTTCAGGTCTACGACGGGATATGAGTTCGCAAAAAAGGTTGCAAAAAAGTTCGGGTTAGAGTTTTTGGGTCAAGAACCTAAAGGTGTTAAAACCACTACGATAAAAGTAAAAACTGATAAGAACCAAGAATCGGTTTATGATGTTTTGGTTCGGTCTGCTAAAGATATTCAATATCTTTGTTTCGTGATGTATGCGATACCAGAGGGGAAAACGGTTGCTGTCCCCACACTGTTTTATGGTTCTCCGAACTGGTTGATAGGTCGTTGGGGTATTGAGAAAACTCCTGCCTATACCTTCACTACTGCCGACGGCAAGAAAGAGGTGCGCCCTCTTTATTACATTCCTCTCAAGTATCCAAATGATGAGAAAATGAATTTCTTTCTTACGGATGTTCCTGAACTTCGTAGATCTATGGACAGTCCGAAGGAGTCAGAGGGTTCGGCAAATATATGGGTTGGCGACAAGTACGAACAGAATGTCGGGAGCGCCTACAATATTAGGGCAGGAATGACCGTGGTTATTTACGGGATAAAAGGATTTGACCAAACAGCGTATTTGATTACATCTGTTCAATATCAGTATGGCGAGCCAGAGCCTGTAAAGATAAATTTTGCTACTTTGGAGAAGATATCCCCAGAGGACAAAAAGAAGATTGACCAAAAAGTTTCAGAAACAACAGTGATTGGATAAGGCGTAATTATGTCAATGATAGGTGGAGATGCAATAGATCAGATGAGTCGTGCTGACTCGGCTGCGCCAACATCCGCCGACTTTTCCTCTATTCACCTTGGGGTTTTGACAGCAAAAAACGATGCTACAAGAACTGGTTTTGTTAAAATTACCGCACTCAATACCGACGCTCAACTTGGTCCATACAAGTTTATGGCACCTTTTACTTTCCCTGTTGCTACCCCTGTTAAGCAGACGATAACAACGACTACAGCGGTCGTTTCTGGATCATCCGTGGTTACTGGTGTATCGCTATCTGCAACTACAACAAGCATTTCTGGTGTTTATAGTGAGACTTTGTCTCTACCCGCGGTCGGTGCACGAGTTCTTGTTGTATTATTGAATAATTCCCTTGATGAAGGCGTGATTGTTGGGTCGCTATGAACACGATTAGATTACCGATGAAATTCAGGCACGAATCTTTTGAAATGGAAACGATAGTTGACGGTTCTGATGAGTATTATGCGACACTTATCGGTTTCGCTGTTCAAATAGAGCCGGGCGAATTACCTATATCAACTTTTTATGGAACAAAAGACCCAACTTTTGACAGCAAACAAATAAGACAGGTCGGCGTTCAAGTGGGAAACCTGATACCAGAAATACGGATAACTGGTGTTGATGTCGTGCCGAACAATAATGGTCAAACAAATCTAGCAATCAAATTTGAACGGACACAATAACCATGGCTTCACCAAACTTCTTGAACTATGTAAATTTAACTGTAAACGATAAAGAAATTACTGACGTTTACGATGAGGCTATTGAGTACGCGCAGACAGCAATGCCCGAGTTCACCCCTCGTGTCGGAACGGTTGAAAACGCATTGCTTGAAGCAGTTTCTCATACCACGGGGAGTTTGATCGCAACTATCAACCGTCTCCCAGATGGGTTGATGGAAGGCTTGTTGAATTTGATGGGTTTCTCACGGATTGAGGCGACAGCAGGTACGGGAACTGTTGAGATTGAATTATCGGTGAATACTGGTGCAACGATTGTTGCTGGAACAGTTTTCTCCTACGATGTGTACGACGGTGCTGGTGTTTTAACACAGTACCTATACGAGACGATCAACGACATCACTATCGCTTCTGGCGACACTACTGGTTCGGTTTCTGTTATTGCTTCTGACCCATCTCTATATCCAGACACACCTACCCCTTCTAACCTGACCGTTGTTTCAAGCACACCATTTATTCTTTCTGCCACACTCACATCACTCGCAAGCCTTGGAACAGACACGGAAACAGACTCTGAATACTTTAATCGTGCAGTTACCTATCTTGGTTCACTCAGTAGTTCAATTACAACTGCATCACAGTTAACAAACTATATTTCAACTAACTACCCGACCGTAAGTAGGTACAAGGTTTATGACCTGACTCAGGCAAAAGAGAACGACATTGTCAACGCTGTTCTCACATCAAATGTGGTCACATTAACGACTAGGTATGCTCACGGTTTTTCTGTAGGAAATGTTGTTGATGTCGCAGATATGGCTACCGCTGCTTATAACGGAACATACACAATAACCGCAGTCCCAACAACAACAACATTTCGTTATGCAAAAACGAACACAAATATTGCAACCGCGGCGACAACTGTTGGAAGCGTAGTTCTTGGCGATGGAATGCTTTTTTCTACAGCGAATGTCGGTGGTGCTGTAACAATTTCACTATGTGACTCGGTTGGAGATCCAGTATCCACAGCACAGAAACTCAGCATAAAAAATGATATTGAATCTCGTGTTGTTGCTGGCTTGAATGTTTATCTTCATGACATGAATACTTTTGATGTTACGGTCAGCACTACTATCGTTGTGGAAGCGAACTACTCAACATCGGATGTCGGATCCGCTGTATCAGCAGCCATTGAGTCATACCTGTCCATCAGCGGATGGGATTTCTCTCAATCAATCAATCATTTATATCTAACCACAATAGCATCAAAAATTGTTGGCGTAAAATATGTTGACTCAATGACTGTTTCCGTAGTTGGTTCTCCATCTTTCGCGTCCAATAATGTTGACGATGTTACGATACTTGAAAAAGGTGCAATACCGATTGGTGATTGCACTACGATCGCGACGTCCTAAACATGGGAATAATATTCAACTATCTTGATGTAACTGAAAGAACTTTTCTTGAGTCATCAACTTTCACTGCTTCAACAAGTGATTTTTGGACTTCTGATGGGACACTTTCTGTTGATGCCGTCAACTATCAGGACTCTGCTCGCGGATCGCTAAAACTTTCTCCAACATCATTGGAAAACTATGTTTACTACAATTATCACGCTTTAACATCCGACACTCCATCGCAGTTTTCGTTAACAGTGGATCAAGACGCTGGTGACTTTATTGAGGCTTTCATGTGGGTTAAGCCCACAAAGAACTGCACAGTGTATTTAAAAACCATTTTGTCTGAAGTTGAATTTGACGAAAACACTTCAACTTTTTCATTCGTTGACCCATTCAATCAAATAGTCGGCAATGAAGGATCTTTTGCTGTTGCCCTAGGAGGAACCGATGAGCCAAGATGGCAGTTGATCAGATCAGTTCCAATCCAAGTACCAACAACAGGTAGATGGTCTATACAGTTACGGTTTCGTGTTGTCTTTTCAACCTTGACCGATGCATACCTGAATATTTCTAGACCAACAGCACATCAGTGTAAGAGAATTTTTTCAAACGGTTTCTTGAGCCAATCTTTTGAATATTTGCCAGAGATATATCTTGAATCAGATTTGGCAGACTTCACTGTCAACGAGCCAACATATCCGTTGGCAAGGTTTTTTGATGTTTTAACTTCTGCATCTGATGAAATTCTTGATCAGAGTGTTGCCTTTGAATATTTAGACAAAAGCGAAGGTGGAGATTCAACGAACCTAGCGACTTTGAGTAGATTTGTTAATCCGAAAGTTTGTGACAGTTCTTATCTATCATGGCTTGCACAGTTCAGGGGGCGACCAATCTTGGTCACATATCAGCCTTCCACGGAAGGAATCGGTTGGCAAATTTTTACTTTGAACTCAAGCGTCTTGGACGGTGACGACGTTCTTGGTAACGATGCGACAAACCTTGGTGGTCTTCCTGCTGGTCTTGATGCCTTTGCCCGTTGGCAGGTAGAAACTGGCTATTACGGTCATAACGCTGGAACGCTTCAGGCTATGGTGAGCGCAATACAAAGAAACCTAACTGGCGCGAAGATAGTCGGGTCAACAGTCAGTCTCAATCAAATAAGTTTCACGACAAGCCAAGCAGAAACTTTTGGGACAGCACCAGAGGATGTCGGTTCATCAAATTCAGTTATTTTGTCTTTGATTGAGCCTGCAAGACCTTTGGGAATGATTGTCACCCACACATTGACTGCGTGATGTAGAATGTGTAGGTAAGTTTAAAATTGGAGGATTCATGGAAGAGGAAAATAGTGAAACTTCTATGGATGCAGAAATTGAGGAACTCCTTCGTGGGGCTCTACCTCAGGGTCTTGTAACCAATTTTGTGCTTATCGCAGAAGTAGTTTCCGACTCACAACAAGAGTTGGTTCTGTCCATTTCGGATTCCATGACCCCTTGGCTTGCCCATGGGATGCTGGAAACAGCGATGGATATGATGCGGTCGGGCGAGTATCAGTTCCCTATTACGGAGGAAAACAATGGACAAGAATATTAAAGCGAATGTAAGCGATCAGGCTGTCAAGGGCGCAATTTTGGGCGGACTTGGCTATCTTGCTAACAAGTATGGTGTTTCGGCTGAAGTTGTGGCTGTAATCATGCCTGTAGCGTTGACTGCCCTTGCTTGGGTATCAACCAAGATTGGCGACAAGAACACCACAGCAATTTTCTCGGCGGTCACAGCGATCGTTGAGGCTCAAGCAAAAAGCAAGAAAAAGGCTTAACGCTTCAAATCCTCAAGA